GTTAGAGTTAGGGTAGAACCAGCACCAGTTGCATATCCAGATGCACCACTACTTACACCTCTAACATAAGAACCAGCAGGACACTCAGCAGTTGTCAACGAAACATTGAGTTCAATATCTACATGAGTTTGAATATCATAGAGATATAGATCCCACTGAGTAGAACTTCCTGAGTATGCAGAATCAGTTACACTGTGAGAATAAACTCTTGCTTTACCTACGAGAGTTGTACCTGCACCAGTAGCACCTTTTCTTCTGTTGAAAAGGCTTACTATATTTCCACTTGTATTAATGCCAACAAATGGAGTACCTGCGACGTTATTGATTCTGAGCAGGTTGCCCATTTCAAATGGAACCAGTGAAGTTCCTACTTCTCTTGTATCCCTTGGTTTTTCTACATCAAGAATGGTTGATGATGGAATATCAATATCATATCCTCTTACATATGCAGTTCCAGGCGAAACTTTGTAGCAAAGTAAGTCCTCTGATGGTGTATTACCATCTTCTGTTTTTTGGGTTCCAAGATAAACACCCTCGTTCGAAATTCTATCATTGAGAGAGTTTAATGCACTAACGTCAAAGTTTTTGAGTGCGTAGTCACCAGACTCATCGAAAGTTCTTTTTGCAAAGTAATCTTTGATGATTGAATATACGGACTTATCTTGAAGTTTCTTGATTTCGCCGTTATCAATTCTGATAAGTTCTACGAAGTTCTTATCATCAAAGTCGTCAATATCTTTCTTAGAAAGAACTGTACTGATTTTAAATCTATCTGCACCAGGAGCAGCATAGTTTGAGAAACCTCTTGCATTATCATTCAGAGACTCGTCGTCGTTTGAATTGACAATCTCTTCTAAGATGCTCAGACCAACTCTATATGTTGGTGTATTTGAATATGGTTCTAGAATAACCAGTGATTCTTTTACGTCAACAAAGGTTCCTCTGATAAAATAAACTCCCGACCCAAGACCAACAGCAGAACCAGTTGCAGTTGCCTCAAAATCAAGGAGAGTGGCAACAGTGTTGCCTGAGTTTATTGTGGTGTTTCCGTATGTCAGGTTGTCAAGAAGAATGAGAAGTTCTCCATCTTCAAAGAACTCAGTCTCAAAGTCTGAACCTGACGTTGAATATTTTACATAAAGTGTAATGTCTTCTACGTTATCATTTGGTGGAAGACTATAATTCTTAACTGTTGCGACTACACCAGAGTTTTGACCCTCTATTCTCTTTCCTACTAATTCTTTTAGGTAAAGGGAAACGTCAATACCAAGGTGGTCTGCTGTGATCTTTACAGAATAATATCTATCGTCAAAAGTGACAGATCCAGGTATAACCATGGATCCTTCTTTGAAAATATGACTACCAAACGATTCTACTTGGTGTTGTAGAATAGACTGTAATGTTGTTAGCTCTCTCGCCTGAATAGGAAATCCTGGTTTAAAAAGAACCTTATAGAAGTTCTTATCGACGTTAAAATCGTCGAAATATGGGTTAATGTTAAAATTAGTTTTCTGTGGCATTTTTTAAAATTCCAGGATAATTTTAATATCTTCTTTTTGGCGGATGTTCCTAGAGATCAGAGGTCTATTATCTAAGTAAACAAGTTCCCCTGAATTTTTATTTATCTCGGGACTGGCAAGTCCATTCGCAAAGTTGACACCCAAGTTGATGACTTTGCTTCCTGTTGGATTTGTACTGACCCCAATAAATCCAGTATCGATGGATGCTGAGAAACCACCAGTTCCACTAATTGGGTTCGTTGAAGATTCAAATGCCAAAACCTTCGATGATGTAGAAATACCGATATAATCAGTTTCATCCAGTGTTCCACTGTTAAAGTACAGAGAACGGTCCTGAATATACTTCAAGACTTTTGTTTCAGTATCATATGAAGCAACATATCCAACAGCACTACCACCAGTAACAGACTGAGTAATCTTCTCACCAACAGTTGGTGTTCCTGTTATAGATGAGAATTTCAGTGCATATGTTGATGAAAACTGACTTGATGTAAAGGTTGATGTTGAACCAATGGATGTTGGGTTCTTGATAATACCAACCTGAGCAAACTTAGTATCTGCTGGAAAGTCTCTCGTCGAATCATCAAAACGAGCATATAAGAGAACCTTATCAGTTCCAAGTTCTCTATAAAGGTCATAACCGTGACCCTTAGAAGGTGGAATAATAGGTATCAGTTTTGCAAAGTTTCCGCTAGCGCTACCGTTGATAGGTCCTAAGTCAACTACACCGTAAGAATATCCCTTACCACCAGAAGAAACTGTTGTATTGGTTATCTTACCATTTTCAACATCAACAACTACCTTAGCACCAGAACCATCACCCAAGATGTTCAGTTCTTGTCCCAGTCCACTAGCATAGTTTGCACCTTGTTTATCAATATAAACCTTCTTTATTTGGTTTTCATTGATAGATGAGTCTCCGTTCTCTCTTACTGCCTGTATTTGAGAATCTGTTGATGTTGACCATTCCGAAGGAATAGTGATATATTCTGTTGAGTCAAACTTGATGATATCACTTGGAGTTACGCTAAACAGATACTTCCAAATATATCCATCACCACTTTCACCCGCTCTTGTTGGTTCTAGGTCGGTGAATGTTGGTTCATCTTGTGATGCATTTCCAGTGGTATTAATACCAGATGAACCATTGTCAATACAAATATAAACTTTGTATTGAGAGTTCATTACGTAGTAGTTTGCATCATACAGTCTCGATGACTGAGTAGATGGTGATGGGTTACTTACGCTATAATCATGACGATACATCTCATATCTGGTTCCCTTCTCCCAGTCTATCCTTCTTACAACACGCTTAATATTTGCCGAAGTTACCTTCTTACCAAAAAGTGTAGTGTCAGAGGTATGTCCCTGATACTGAATATTGTCAGTTGGGTTTGGAACGTTGGTGTTCCAAGCAGTAGATCTTCCAAACCCAACTTGTGTTGGATTAGGAAGACCTATGACGATATAATATGAGTTGGATTCATTCTCAACAGATTCAACAAAGTTGTTTGCGTTTAGAATTCTAAACTGGTCTGTTACAATTGCAGACATATTATTAGCATTACTAGCGTTTTTCTATATTTATAACTAGATATTCGATAGTCTTCTGATGGCACCAAGGTCTCTGAGACCGAATCCCTTCCTTTGAATGGATGGATATGTGGACAATCCAACATCAGCAGTCAATCCAGAGACACCAATAGCGACAGGTGAAGAACCTCTGCTAATGCCACTCAGTCTACCCCAGGAATATCTACCAACAGGATCAGCACTTGTTCCAGTTACCGCAACACCAACAACATTTGTATTGGAAGCAACATTACTAATAATTTCACCGTTTGTTCCAAATGTAGTGAAGTCGTGAACAATGTAGATGTTGTCAAGATATGATGTTGAGATAGAAACAACTTCACCATCATTATTATAGATGGAAGTCAAACCTGTTCCAACACTTGTATTCTTGATGTAAATTGGATAGTTAGTTTGCAGTCCAGTAAATGCACTTGGTCCTTGGACAAAGAACTTAATAGCAAGAGGATTGCCAAGTGTTCCTGTTGTAGTTGTAATACCAGTTACGATTCCAGAGAAACCTTCAACTGTGGTTATATTTGTAACGAGTTCAGACTCAAACTCTGGGAATGATGCAAGAACTTGAGGTGGTTGAGTATAACCAAGACCTGGGTTTACGATGGTTGTAGAGGTTACGGAACCGCCAGTAACTGTCAAAGTAGCAGTTGCGGTTGTTCCAACTCCAACACCAATCGCCTTAGGTGCTGCAATCTTAACGGTTGCTGTACCAGAAGTGTAACCAGAACCTGCGTTGACGATGGTCAGTCCAGAGATTGTTCCGCCAGCAGAGACTGTTGCCGTAAATGCTGCCGCAACTGGGTCAGTTCCTTGAACGATCAGACCACTTACACTATCAATGAAGACTGAATAGTTATCTTCTTCATAGTCGAAGAACTCTGCATCATCTACAAATATTTCACCATCAACATCTGTGATATCAGAAATAATCTTTGCAGTTGGATAAATTTGTGCTTCAATGGAGTCTCTTGCCTTAGAAACATAGTCTCCTTGAATGATCTTGTCTCTCTTTTGCTTGATCCAAGTCAGAGGTTTGTAATATACCTCATCAATACCAGGTCCAGTGTAGATGTTTGTTTCAATCTTATCAGAACCAGCAAGAACTTCAATGTTTCTTGCGTTCTGAGTGTAGGTATCAATGTGGTCATTATTTCTGAATACCTGTACCGAGTCTCCTTCCTTAATTGTTTCGGTTACGTTTACCAGGAATGTGTCATCACCAACTGTTCCTCTGTAGAAGAAGATTGAAATGTTGTCTTCTGATCTTGGTGCATCGGAGAATGTAAACGATGTACCACCATCAAACTGATATGCACTTCCTGGTTGTTGGATTACGCCATTGATGAATATGACAAGAATAGCATTCATGTCAATGTTAACTGATGTCGTATCCAGAGGATCTTTTTCGAAACTTAGAAGTTGACCGTTATAATACAGTGGGAATCTCTTTCTAGTACCATTTTGTAAGTTTCTAACAGAGTCGATAAAGTCGAGTTCACCGAACTGCCACATTGAGAAGGAGTCACTAAATGTTTCCAGAACTGTAAGTTCAAAGTCTGCGAGTGGTGCTGACAAACCTGATGCAGTTACAAGACCGACTGGTTTGAATACATCACCCTTCTTGAAACCATATCCTGCTCTGGATATCTTGAACGAAGAAACTTCGAACAAGGTTGAACCAATACCAGTTGTAGAAACAGCACCAACATCAACTGTTATCAGGAGGTTTTGACCAGTTTCTGTGGTTGGACCAACACCCTCTCTCGAAACACCAATAACTGGGAGGTTTTCGTAAGATGGTTCTGGTACAATGATTGATGGGTTTACATATCCAGAACCAGAAGAAGCAACGTTGAAGGATAGTGTTCCACCAACACCAACGGTTGCTGTGATAGATGCTTCTGTTCCACTGTGGTTTGGATCTGTAATACCGATGGAAACGTTTCCAAAGTATCCAGAACCATAGATGTCGGCAGTGCCTACACCAACAGCAGTAACACCACCAGAACCATCAAGTATTGCGGTTACTGATGCACCTACAAGAGGAGCGAATCCAAGACCATTTGTGGAACCAAGTGAAACAATAACTCCACCACGAGGAAGTTGGTTCTGGTTGATATCACCCTCAGAAATGATAATCTGACCATTGGTTGATGTGATGCCGCTGTATCTTACACTGGAAATACCACTCTCACCAAACAGTTCGTAGTTATTTCCTGCATTGTTGTCTGTGGATGGTGTCTGGAAGATGTCGTTCAAGAAGAGAACGCCACTACCAGTTTGAATACCAGTGGTGTTTGCGCCACCAACAGTTAATGTATAGGTTTGACCAATACCAGTGAACTGGTCGGACATGTCATCATAAACAACGTTAGTTGTATAGTCATTTCTCAGGAATACTCTACCCGCAAATGCAGTCTTTGGATAAAGTAAGTTCGACTGGTCTCTGAACTGTCTTGGGTTACCCTTTGGAGCATCGGTGAAGTGAACCTTATTTCCTTCAATGTTGAAAGCACCTCTGTAAAGTTGTACAGTCTCACCATCAACGTGAGTTGTAGCAGAACTTCCAACAAAACCACGCTTAACTTCAAGTAGTGGGAAAGTACCAAGACCAGTGATTGGTCCTGAGGTGGTTGTTCCAAGTCCAACACCCGTTACTCCCAGATACTCGCTTCCAATCTTAACAATATCAGTTGGTTTGATGGTAGAAATACCAGATATTGAGAAGTATGTTGCACCAATAGAAACTGTATCAACGTTATTTGCAACAGTGTATGAAATAGGTACAAATGATATTGGTTTTTGTACAACACCATCAAGAGAAATAACTGTCTTAGAAAGTTTCTTAGACATTTCAAGTGAGTGGTAGTTTCCAGTACCAACAGATGTAAATGTTACTGCAATACCTGCATTAGCATATTCTCTCTTAGTAGACAACTTGAACTGGTCATTGTTGATGCGAATAGCATAAACAGTATCTGGAAGGATAGTGGTAACAACACCAACATAACTTTCGGTGGCACCAATACCAACACCAGTTGCACCAACTCCAACGAATGTAGAACCTGGTTGATAGTAAAGTTCTTCGCCAGTTCTGAAGAAGTGGTTGTTAATGGTGAATGTTCCACTAACAAGGTCTAAACCAGAAGCGTTTGATGGGTTGAATGTCTTTTGATAGATTGGAGTTCCTTGATATGTAATATCAAAGTCTAACTTGTTCGCTCTTGTTCCATTAATAGCATCATATGCAGTAAGAGTTAACAACTCAGTCGTAGTTCCATATTCAAGGTTTTGTGGGAGGTTTAGGTAGTCATTATCTGTGTAAATAA